TGTCCTGTCATGGCTGCTTGTTGTTCGCTGATCGGGTCACGAGGAGGTATATCTTGAACAGGCGGTAGTATACCGTCTATATCTTTTACCTCTAGTGCCTCGTACATACGCTTATAGGCTTCTCGTAAATCATGTATTTGCGGTGCTGCCTGTGCCATTTGTAGTTCTTGTTGAGCTAACATTACCCTTTGAGCCATGCTAAAAATATTAGGGTCACTTACAGGAATAATATCTACTCTATCATCGAAGTCTTGAGCTTTAATTTCTCTACTTGCTCCTGGAACATCATAAGGATAAACAGGAGGTAAGCTACGAGAGAAGATTTTAGCTAAAAGTCTAAATTCTTTCTTTTGAGCAAAGTGTAAACGTTTATGAATAGCCGACATAACCTTAGTACCACGTTCTAACATAGCTACAGTAGTGCCTACAGGTAGCTGTTGACTACCTATATCGCCTACTTGCATGTCTGCTATGCTGGCAAAACGTCTACCTGAGTCAATTATGACTCCTAATAACTGAGTTAATACGCTACTAGGCTCTTTATAGGGTAAAGGCATCAGTGCATCACGGATTGTGCCTCCTGGAACGTCTACATCCCTAAATTCACCAGGACGTAAGGGTTCGTCTTCACCTTGTACTCTCATACCACGTGCTTTAAAGCCAGCAGGTAGGTTACTTAGCGTTCCAGCGTCAATTAACTGACGTAAAATTGAAGTAGCGGACTTAGTAAGCCCACCAATCATGTGAATTAGCCCAAAACCGTAAAATCCAAGCCCTGGAAGGAACTTATAGTGTACAAAATACTCTTTTTTACGGAATAATTCGTCACCTTGTTCCCAATTACGTCGTATTGAGAGTATTTCATCGCTATCTTCTAAGATAGTAACGATATAAGGTACGGCAAAACCGTAATTATCTATGTCTGGAAGCTCTAAATTGACGTGTAACTCTAAAACTGAGTACTCATTATAGTCTGCTAAAGGCGGTTGAATGCCTTGCAGCTCATCAATTTTTTCTTTTGCTTCATTATATTCTAAATCTACCCCTGCTTCGCCTATTTGTACGTCTCGGTACGTACCATTCATTTGTAATTTTTTTAAATCGTTACCAGTCATGCTGATAACGTGAGTAAAACGTGGGCTGGTTTCTAAATCTGTAGTTTCGTAGGCTACTACTAAGTCTTCAGCTTTAACTAATCTACTGGTAGCCCTACCTAAAAGATTGTCATAATAAACTTTTTTGAATGCACTACCAGCTAACGGTAAATAAAACAATAAACTATCCATTTCTGGGTCATATTCTTGCATGACTTCAGTAATTTGATAATTCATAAATTCTTTTACACGTTGACTTTGACTCATTGCCTCTGGACTTTCGTTGCCCATGACACGTGTTTTTACTGGACCACCACTTGGTAATAATTCTTTATAGGCTTGAGCTTGAAATTGTGTTACTGCTTCACTTAATAAAGGGTGATGTACACCTGTAGCTCCAGGAAAAGGTTCTTCTCTTTCTTCAGTTTTTAAACCTAGTAATTCTAAACCTTTAGTAAATACATCAAGCCAATCTTTACGTGATTCTTTATCTTGTTCAAAAGCATCAACTAGTTCGCTTGATAAAGTTTGTAAAGAAAATGAATCTAAAACTTCTGCTAAATTTACTTGGTGTTCGGTAGCTATTATTTCTTCCTCTTCAAATAGAGGAACTAAGTTACCGTCCTGACCTACTTCAAAAGCGTTAGTCATTTCACCCTGAATATTCATTTCTTCAGGAAGCTCAACTTCTAACGTTTCTTGTACTGGATTTAATAATTCCTGAGGTAAGCCACCTTCTTGGAAATTTTGTCTTTCTATTGCCATGCGTTAATAATAACTTATTTTTCGTTTAGGATATAGCTCTTCGTCTTCATAGTCACTGGGTAGTTTCACAAATCCACCTTGCCTAAAACGTAATAGTGCTTGTGTGGTTGAGTCTACTAAGTCATCATGATCACCAGCAGGAAACATCGCACATTCTTCTATAACGTCGTGTGCCCATTTAGTGTCAGGTGCCCAAACCATCCCCGACTCAAATAAAGGTGCACTTGCGTTTACTCTAGCTACTTTATCATTGCCTTTGCTTGGAGTAAAGTTTTGTACAGGTATACCTATATTTCGTAATTCTTGTGTTAGGGGCATACCACTTGCTTTACCTTCTATAATAGTTACGTCAGGTTGCCATTCGTGATATTGTTCTAGGGCTATAGCTTTTAGTTCAGGAAAACTGTACCTACCTTTTATAGCGTCTAATAAAATAATATGTGGAGCTGTACCGTCATAGTAATTTTCACCTAGACTACCTTCTGGGTAAAATACTCCCCAAGTAGTAATAGCTGAATAGTCTGCCATTTCACGTTTTAAAAATGCAGTATCATAACTTTGTATTAAATATTCACAACGTGGCGGTTTTTCATTAGTCCATTCTTGCCACCACTCACGTTTTATTAAGGCACCTTCTTCTGAACTAGGGTTCTGCATATATTGAGCGTGCCACTTTGGACCACCCCTTAACGTAGCTTGTACACTTTCTAGTTCTTCTTTTGACCAATACTCTGGCCATAGTGGGTCACCACTAGGCAATATAGCAGGAAGCTCAATAAGTTCCCATTGATCTGCTTTAGGATCACGAGCCATATCTTTTAAAAGTCTACCTGTTAAATCGTTAACGTTCCAACGTGTCATAACTATAACAATGGCACCTCCTGGCTGTAACCTTTGCCTTGGACCAGAAGTATACCACTCATACGTATCTTCCATAGACTTAGGGTTTAGTGCGTCTTGTTCTGAGTGAGGGTCATCAATAATAAATAAGTCTGCACCACGTCCCGCTAACGCACCACCTACACCAGCAGCATAGTACTCGCCCTTTCGTTTTGGGTCACGTTTATCTTGAGTTTCCCATTTACCTGCTGCTTTTGAATCTGGGTTAATGAGTACGTCAGGGAATATTTTTTGAAAATCTTCCGTTAACATTAAGTCCCTAATTTTTCTACCAAACTTAACTGCTAAATCTGCGGTATGCGTGGCTTGTAGTATTTTTAAACTTGGGTTACGCCCTACTAAATAAGCAGGAAAATAATGTGAAGCAAACTCACTCTTCGTGTGCCGTGGTGGCATATTAATAATAAGCCTTTTTATTTTACCTTTCGCTATACGGTCAAAAGCATCAGCCATTTTAGCATGGTGTGCACCAGCAATAAACTGTGGCCACTGACTTTTAACAAAAGTTAAAAATTCATTTTGACAAGTTTCAACACGTTCTATTTCTGCTAACCTTTCGGTCAGTTCTAAGTGTTCCTTGAGGACATCCTCAGGAAGTTGTTCTAGTAGTTCTTTTTTCAATATTTAAGAGGCATTAAGGTAGCAAGTCCACGTAGAGTCGACTGCCCAATATGTGTTATTAGGGTAAGTATAAATGTATAGTGTGTTAAACGGTTCTGGACCAAGAGGCTTACGTATTGTTACACTGACCCAGTTATCTTTATGTTTTTGAGCGTAAAGATACTCGGTTGATTCTTCTTGTGTTATTTCTATAGGCGGATGAATAACTAAATCATCCATGTAAGGCACGTCTAAGTCTTTTAAATGAGCATGACCATTGTTTGTGCATTTAACTAAAAGACTAGTGTTATTTCTTCCTCTAAAAATACAACTTATAAATTCTAAACTAGCAGGAGAAGTTCCCTGATACAGTTTAGCTTCTTTTTCGTAGTGAAGAGCTGTTTCCCAACATTTATCTAACATTTCATTAAAATTCATAATTTACTCCTATGTGTAATGTAGTGGCATTAAAGTAGGGTAGCTAGACCACCTGTCTTCATGCCTTTTAGTTTTTGTAAATATTCAACTAATCCTTGAGCATATTCAAGGTTTTTATTTAATAGATTGCCTGCTTGTTTGCTAGCATTAGGATTACTTAGAACATCTGCTGAATAAGTTTTTGATAATAGTTCAATATTTTCTTTTACACTAGGAAGTATACTTTCAATAGCTTCTTCACGTTCTTTAGAAGATAATTTTTGTATAGCTTGAGCTACATTTCTGTAATCCTCTAATATAGGACGACTCGTTATATTTTTAGGTAGTAAGTTGAAAATACCTTTAAACTTTGACGGTCCCATAAAGTTCATTGCTGCACCACGTAAGTTTTTTTCAAAACTATACAAAGGGCTTAGTTCTAATGGACTGACAGGAGAAGCGGTCATCGTATCAAGAATAGCTTGTTTATCTGCGTCTGACATTTCTCTTTGTTCTACAGGTTCTTCAAGTGGTGGATCTAACGGAATTAAATCTTTATATCGAACAGGTTCTTCAAGTGGTGGATCTAACGGAATTAAATCTTTATATCGATTTAAATCCATATCGGATATTGCTCTTAAGTCCATTGAATTTGGTTTTGCTAGTGTAATAGAGTCCCCAGAGTTGTTTTGTAAAAACTGTGCCAAATCTTTATTAGACAGGGCTCTTTGTGTTTTAGTACCATCAGGCAAAGTAATTGTGTATGTTTTTAGATCAGCCATCTTGTTTGTGTAAGTTTATAAAGTATTCTGCGTCAACTAAAGCTAACGGTTTACTTTTGTTTCTTTTTATTATAACTAGACTTTCTACGTTTGGGCTAGTATTACTTGAACATTGCTCGTAGGCTTTCCAGACGTTAACAGCTTCTTGATTTTTACACTCTACACTATAAGGAAATAGTTTTTTAGTTTGTACGCCCATAATGAGGTCTTCACCACTACTGCCCATGGGTCGTGATTCTATGTCCTCTGGGTCCACGGACAATAGTTCTATGAGCTTAGTCCGTACCCACTGTTGTAAACGACGACCTTTAGCTTTA